GTGCGAGCTTCATCACGATGGCCCCGTTGCCCTGTAGTAGGGTGTTCAGTGCCGAGTACGACTGTCGGACGGGAGCTTGCCTACCATCGTACAGCCTGAGGTGTCCGTACTGATCCGCTGCGTGGATGCAGAAGTCGATCAGCTTTCCGAGGGCGGGGAGTCCTCGTCGCAGGCTCTTTCTAAACTTACTCCCAATCCTTTTGCGACCTTGTTCGGATCGAAGATCCCTAGTATACCCTTGCCTTTGTTCTTTGCTGAGTGAAGGATGGGTACCAATCGTGATTCCAAGGCTCTCCATTCCGCTTCCATAGAGGAAAGCGTAGCCTGTCTCTTTACTCTGAGGTCGCGTAAGTAGGCCACCAGCCTGTCTGTTGTGTTCATGTATGTCTCCTGTCAGGATGATCTTGGCGTAGGCACCCTTGTCCCACCGCCACATTGAGTCCGCGAGCATGCGGTACTCCAGACCGTTGGCGTCTGCACCCCACTGGTGCCACCCCTCATGGGCTGGCTGCCACAGTGACCGCATCTCCCAGCCCCACCTGCCCGCCCACTCCATGAGTGGCTTGCCCTCGTCATCACAGATGACCTTGGGGCAGGCCGTCTGGTTGGGCTGGCTGTGTGTCATACGCCCGGTCACCGCACCGTTGGTGTTGATGCCGGGGTGTATGACACCGGGTGTCCTGCTCTCCCGTGCCCTGATAGACCAGTCCATCAGGTGCCCGATCCTCATCTTCGCCATGTTGTGGTGGTACGCAAGCTCGGCCTCTGGGTAGTCGAGTGCCAGTAGCACATCCTCCTTGATCGAGGCGTTACCCTTATCCGTAGTCGGTGCGTCCCACCCGTACTTCTCCTTGAAGTGTCGGGCAAGGTGCATAGTGGTACACTCGAAGAGGTGTATCTTCTCCTTGTGCATGCCCCACTCAAGGTGCGATGCCTTCGCCCCAGCCTCCAGTGCTGCCTTTTTCGTGTCGTATCGACTACGATTAGCGGTGTCAATACACCACCGTGTCTTCATCACCTCAATGGTGGGCTCGAACGCCTCCCTCAGGGAGTCGAGTGCCTCGGCCCTGATGATCTCGAACCTATCAATGAGGTTCTCGGCCTGCTCAATGTCTATGCGTACTCCATTGTCCTGCTGTAGTGCAATGATCTCTGCGATGCGTGTCTCGATGCGGAACGCCACTGTGAAGGGACGGAGCTTGGGTCGCATCCATAGGAAGATGCTAGCTTGTGCCTCAACGTCCCCAACACAGTAGTCTTCCATCTCTTGCGACCAAAGGTCCCATGGACCTTTGAAGGGGAGCTTGTGGGCTCCCCCGGCTGCAACAGATAGATTGTCAAGAGAGTTACCACCATACGGATGAGCCTTCTCATCCGGCCAGAGCAAACGGCCCGCGACCAAGGTGTCCATGATCTTGGGCTTGTGTGTCGGCTCGCCTTCGAGGCGACAAAGGAGGGGCCAATCGTATTGGATAAAGTTATGTCCAATGACGACACCGGCTCGTTGCAACTCTGCCCATCCCTTGGCTATGGTGTCCTCTTTATCGTTCCGCCTATATACGCTGATCGCACCTGTCGCTACGTTCTTCAGAACAATCAGATGGATCGTCGTGGCCTCTCGGACTTTGACCTTACCATGAGCCATGGTAAGCTCGCCGTGCCCATTGGCCTCGATGTCCGCGTAGTAACTAAGCAATTTGGTCTCTCCATGCGGCCAACTGTAGGCTCAAGGTCTCCTGTGAGTTTGACATCTTCATGATTCAGCCTCCATCCCATCTTATAGGCCATGGTCTCACCCTTGGGGTCTATCATCTATATCCTCCTAAGCATATCAATTTCGTGGTACTTCTGCTCTATAGCCTGTTCGTGCATCTTGTTCAGATGTTCAATGATCTCAATCAGTTCTGGCTTAGTGAACTCAGTAAGAAGTTTGCCTTTCCATAATGATTGAAGCATTACTTGGACATGAACTTCATGACAAGGGCTTCGAGGGCAGCAACACGACGCTGCAATTCGGGGACCACCTGTCGAAGCTCATTGGTGCTGAACATCACACCACGTTCGTCAAGCTGGTACATGCTCTTGCCTTCAGGCCACGGCAACACTTCCTCCAAGTATGTCGGGATTGTCTCCTTCATCGGGGAGGATTTCGTCGGCGTTGAGGGTTGATCCTGCTTCATCTGGTAACTCCTGTTCGCTGCCCGGCTCGGTCCACTCGGCCTCGTCCAGACGGCGTGTCTGTTTGTTGAACTTGAGGTGACCCACTACTCCGGTGTCACCTATGAATCTGCCCTTGAGGATACGCACCTTCACGATGTTCCGTTCCTCAGGGTCTTCTGCTTGTTGGTTGCGTTCGATTGCAATCACGTTGTTGGGCACACTGCCAAGGGAGCCTGAGCCACGCAGATTCTTGAGGCTAATCTGTGCCCCTTCCTCTGCTGCCTTGCCATCAAGGCGGTTCAGTTGGGAAACGAGATCAATGTGTACACCTGTCCGCTCCACGATGGACCGAAGTTGTCGCATGATCTCGTCGATACTCTCCCTCTCGCTGCCGTTTCTCGCCAGCCCCGCAACAAGTGCGGTGACATGATCGACGATGATAACATCGCACTCCAAGGCAGATGCCATGTACTCAACACGCTGCAACACTGACCCAAACTCGTTGGTCCCGTGGTGGTCGTATATGTACAGTGGCATCTCAGAGAAGAAGTCTCTTGCGTCATCATATTCCTCATCAGTAAGGTTGTCAGCGAACCCGAAGTCCAGTGCCTCGCCGCCCTCATCAATGAGCAGGGTGTTGAGGATACGGGACGCCCTGATCTGTCGCACAGCCTTGTTCAGCTTGAGTGCTATCAGGTCATCGAGTGTCTCAAGGGGTGCTTCTTCTAGCATGAGCATACCTATACGCCTGCCTCTAATGAGGTGGTGATAGGCCATCTCTCTCATGACTGAAGACTTGCCGCTACCCGTGCCCGATGCCCACAGTGATATCTCCCCCGACCTCTGACCCATCAGGCCCTTGGTCAGGTTGTTCCACGGGAATGACCACATCTTCTGAACGGGTGCATCCCCTGAGGTGATGTCACTGACATGCAGGATGCCATCAGGCTGGTAGGTGCGGGCCTCATAGATGGCGTCGAGAAGTTTCTTCGACTCACCTCTCATCAGATGCTCGTTAGCATCCTTCAATGAGGTGTGTGCAATGCAGACCTTGCCCGGTGGCAGTAGCTCCGCACACTTCTCAGCACCCGCTCTCCCTGCCTCGTCGTTGTCAAAGCACAGCACGATCTTATCGTACCCTGCCAAGAACTCCGAGTTCATGCGGATGTACTTCTCTCCGCTCTGTACCCCATTGGGTAGGGACACGACGGGCCACTTGTTTTGCCACACCATGCTGACGGACAGGCAATCAATCTCACCCTCTGTCACCACGATACGCTTGCCCTTGCCTGACCACAGCCACTGACCAAAGAGCGGTAGGTCATTGGTGTCACCCTGCCATCTGAATTGCTTCTTAGCCCCGCGTGTGTGCTGGGCTACGATCTTGCCATCCAGATAGTAGTTGGCGACCTCAACGATCTCCCCGTTGACCTTGGCCAGCCGGTAGTCATACATGCTACAGGTACGTTGGTCGATGTGTCGGTGCTTGAGGGATCGGATCTGTCCCTTCAGAGGTCTCTTCAGATCCTTACCCGCAACCCGCTTCTCGGTGTCAGTACCGTGAACGTGATACCCGCAAGCGAAGCAGTGTGCCCCTCTTCCTTCAGGGTAGACGACGAGGTTGTCGCCGCTGCGATCATTCCCCGCCTCCCTGCACTTGGGACATGGTTGCTTGCTCGTCTCACTCATTCTTCTCTCCTTATCCTCACCTCTATACGGGCTTCAGTGTGACAGTACACCTTGTGTGCTAAGACAGTGACGACCTGATCGTCATCACCCCACACCACACCGTTGAACGAATCGAACAGTGCCTTGATGAAGTTGTCGATGTCACCTCTCGGCCATTGCTTCGCGGGTTTCTTCGGCTCAATGCAGAAGAACGTGATCTCCACATAGAGGGCACCCGTCATCGGGTCGTCCTCCCATCCAG